CGCCGGCGGGTTAGAACGATACGAGAACCAAACACAAAGGGAAACACGATGACAACGACATACACGACACGCGGATCAGTCAGAGGCGGCTGTGGCCATAAGCACCGGACAATCGGAGCAGCAGTTCGCTGCCTGAGTGCGGATCATTCCTGCTGCGATAAGCTGCGTGGCTACTCGGATCGCACGATACGACCAATCGGAGGCGACGGCGAAGAGCGTGAATTAACGCTAGCTGAGCACGACGAATGGACTTTTTATGCAACACGATTTTATTTTAAATAAATAGATTGACATCAACCGATGATATCGTAATGATATGGGTGTGACGCAAAAGACCGATACCAAATCAAAGGGACACGAACGATGACAACAGTACAAATGACGAATGAAACACGACGATCCTTAAACGAATACCGAATGTTGTGGGTCATCAATCAAAACAAGAAAAACGACAGCAAAAAGACAAAGTAGACGACACGAACACACAACCCGCTGGCAGCTTCGCCAGCGGGCCAGACTGAGCCAAATACAAAGGGCACGACGATGACGAACACAAAAACAGTTGCAGGCAAACAAATCCAGATTTACCGCAGTGGTGTCGCAGATTGGTGGGTCGGAATTGATCGTGCCGACATCATTGCTCGTATCGTTGACGAGCTTGAATGCGAGATCTTAGACAACGGAATAGACGAATGTAAATGTTATAGAGCCCATGACGACCATGACTATCGCTGGACGAAGCAAACCTTCTGCGAGTGACACCGACACACACACCGCCCGCTGGCAATTTCGCCAGCGGGCCAGAACGAGAACCAAACACAAAGGGACACACAATGAAAGAGTATCTGACATCCAATGAATGCGTACGGCGGCTTCTCGATGACACCAACGCCAACTGGTCGCGTGCAGGAGCGACAGCTCTGGTGCAGCACCTCGAAGAGATGGAGATCGAAACGGACGACGAGCAAGAGTTCTGCGTTGTCGATATCCGCTGCATTTATTCGGAGTACGAATCGGCTGTGGACGCGGCGACTGAATACGGTTGGGAGCCTAAGGACGCCGCAGGCGAGGACTACGACATCGACCCAGATAGTGCTCTATCAGACCAACGAGAGCACGACGCCACACTGTGGCTGATGGATCGTACTACCGTGATCGTTCCTGATGTCGAACGGATTGACCTACGACGCGGAGCTGTTTCCTGCGATACGATTGTTATCCAGAATTTTTAATTAAATAGATTGACAACAACCGATGATATCGCTAAATTTATAAACGTAGTGCGGAAGACAGAGAGATTCGAACAAAGGGACACGACAATGGCATATCGCAAAACACACTTGGTCGGTGGATGCAAGACAGCGGACAGGAATGGCCTTGGGTTCGTCGCTGAGACGTTCTGGAATTTTGTTCAGCTCCCAGACTCGGAACGATGCTCGCGTTGTGACAACTGTAAAATGATGAGATTCGAGATTGCACGAACCCAAAAGATGTCTGAGGAGTGGGAGCCTGAGACCGGAGCAGCCGCAACCGCGTGGCAATCCGAGCAGGCCGAGTATCAAGGTTATCTCGATGCCTAGTTTTTAGCATCGACTCAGGCGGCAACACGACGCGTCGATACTGTCGTGACGACGGTCACGCAGCATACCTAGTTCCCCGCCTGAGTCGATGCCTTCTCTTATCCACAGCCTAACGCGGAGGTCTGAAAATGCTAGTCTTATCGCGACAAGTCAACGAGTCGATACATATCGGTCACGATATCGTGATCACGATTGTGCGGGTGCAAGGCGGAGCGGTTCGCGTCGGTATCACAGCACCAGCTGCTGTGAATGTCCGGAGATCTGAGTTACTGCTAACGAAAGGAGAAAGAGATGGTTCCGAGGAGGAAACGAGTGAAGGAATCTAAACCCCGCAAACCGGGTGGAGGGCGAAAGCACAAACTGACAGTGCGACAGATGGCGGCAATCCAGTCTTCTGCGGCCTCGACGAAAGCTCTGGCTGAGAAATATGGAGTGTCGGAAATGACGATCTGGAACACGAGAAACAAGATCACACTTACTACAAAGGGGGAGAAACAATGACACGAATTTGCGTCAGTGACCATCAGGCTGAAGCGATCCTGAAATTTTGTGAGGTTACATGGATTGTCAAAAAGATCTCAATGGATGACGTTGACTGGGATGCCAGCAGCTTAAACCCTGCTCGATTATGGCATCACGAAAATGCTGATGTTGTCGATCAATATGCAACAGCAATGGAAGCCGGCGATGAGTTCCCTCGGGTCGTCGTGGAGGCCTCGGAAAACGGATATATCATCATCGGCGGCAATCGTCGAACAGCAGCCATGAAGCATCTCGGAGATACTGAGATCGAGGCCTACGTTCTCAAGCCGATCCCATCGCAACGACGTGAGATCGTCATTCGGTCGCTGAACTCGCGTCATGGCGAGGGAATCAGCCGAGAAGAGCGGATGGCTCAGGCTGTCTACATGGCTCTTTCATGCGGATTAACCGTCAAGGACGCTGCTAGATTGCAATCATTGCCACAAAAGACAGTACAGACCAACGTGCTGGCTGCGAAAGTCACGCAACGACTAGCAGCGACCGGTCTCGATGTGTCTAAACTGCCAGTTACCCATTTATCGGTAATCGCGAAAATATCTGACAACAAGCAGGCTGCACGGTTGTCGAAAATCCTACTGGAGCAAAAGTGCTCGATTATAGAAACAAAAGACATCGTTGCGTCCGTTCTAGCATCGCCATCGGTGACTATCACGAACAAGCGAATCAACGAATTTGAATCGCATTTGGAAGCAACTAGAGCCGGGCAAAAATTTGGGTCTAAAACGATTCAGAAACCGCATTGGAACCGATTTCATTCCGCTCTAAGCAACCTGTCGTTATTTCTAGAACGAGGAAATGACGGCATCGGCTTTTCTAATCTGGAAGAATTGCAGTGCTCGCCAGAAGACGCTGAAGGAGTTGTTGATCGAGCCAATACCGTGATCCGCAGACTGCGACTTATTGCGGGGATCAAGTGATGTCAAGAGTCAAATGCGTTTCGATTCCCGGATTGATTTCACAAGTCAAAGGAATTTTGTCGCATGCGAAAAAGAGATGGCAAACAGCGTCTCTTGTCGGATGTCAAATGATCATTCCACCAGATGCCTCATATCGCGAGGCAGCCCAAAGGGGAGGTAAAATACCGAGAACGGCTGGATCGTCGGCGTCTCGTGGTTTGATCTGCTTATGGCGTCAAAACATTGTCGAAAGGAGGCGAAACGAAGTAACAAAACGCTGGGAATATCGTATTTTGAAACAAACACAAACACGGAGCAAGACGAATGAAAACGACGACGGGAAAACTATCAAGACCGAGAAACGTCCTGCTCTACGGAGAGCACGGAGCGGGCAAAACAACGTTGGCTGCAACGTTCCCTGCTCCGATCATTGTTGATATTGAGGGCGGTAGCGATGACCTCGATGTCACCAGAACGGAGCGAGTCAAAAACTTTGGCGAGTTTCAAGCGGTGGTATCGGATCTGTTGGCCAGCGACCACGAGTACTCGACTGTCGTGATCGACTCAGTCGATTGGTTGGAGTCGTTGGTGCATCAGCATGTCAGCGAGGTTAATAACGTGACGAGCATCGACGTCATTGGCTACGGCAAGGGCTTCGCGTTTGCTGCCGAGTCGATGAACCAGCTGCTGCCAAGTTTCCGGATGCTCAATCAACGCGGGCTGGCTGTGGTGCTGCTTGCACACTGCAAGACAGTGAAACACACTCCGCCGGACTGCGATTCGTACGACAGACGGGAGCCAGACCTTCACGCGAAGGTCAGCAGCTTGCTCATGGAGTTCGTCGATGAGTGCTTATTCCTGACCAGCAAGGTCTACACGAAGACCGAGGATCTCGGCGGGATGAGAGGCATTCGGAAGATCGCGTTAAGCTCGGCCTCTGAGCGTATCTTAATCACCGGAGGATCGCCGGCCGTGGTCGCGAAGAACCGGTTGAACATGCCAAGCGAAATACCTGCGACGTTCGCAGCGTATCGAAGTTTTATTCACTAACAGACAAGGGACACGAAAATGGGAAACTTAGCAGATCTGAATTTTGACGCAGCGGCAGAACCGGCGTCACGACAATTTGGCGTTCTGCCGAAAGGTGAGTACGTTGCGGCGATTGTCTCAAGCGAAGTCAAACCGACAAAGTCGGGGACTGGCGAATACCTGTCGTTGCGGTTCGAGATTTTGTTCGGCGACTATGAAGGTCGAATGCTGTTCCACAATATCAACCTACGGAATCCGAACGAAACTGCAGTCAAGATCGGTCGTGAGCACCTCACGAGCATTTGCCGCTGTGTAGATGTTCTTGCGCCAAACGACTCTGTGGAGTTGCATGGCAAGCCGTTGAAGATCGTGGTCACGATCAAGGGCGACGAGAATACGATCGTCGGATTCAAGGCGACTCTGCTCACTACGCCGAAGAAGATGCCGGCAAACAATCCTGCCACTCCGTGGTGAGTATCTGGCAGCTCGGTTGACCCAGTCCGGCTGAACACAAGTCGGCCGGACTGTTTTTGAGGCATCGTCATGATTCTGCGGGAATACCAAAAAAACGCTGTGGACGCCGTCTGGCAGCATCTCTGCACGACTCCGGGCAATCCGGTGATTGTCGCGCCAACAGGCAGTGGGAAATCTCTGATGATCGCAGCGATGTGCCGGCAGGCTGTCGAGCAGCACTGTGGCCGGGTCATCGTGCTAGCACATCGGAAGGAATTACTACAACAGAACGCTGAGAAGATCCGTGCGTTGCTGCCGGATATGGACATCGGTATTTACTCGGCGGGGCTTAAGCAGCGTGACACAGAGCAATCTGTGATCGTTGCGGGTATTCAGTCGGTGTACAGCAAGTCAGAATTGTTTGGTGATCGGCATCTGATCCTGATCGACGAATGTCATTTGATACCATCATCCGGCGAGGGCATGTATCGCACGATTCTGCATGAGTTTCAATCGCGGTTTCCAACTTGCCGACTGGTCGGACTCACGGCCACTCCGTTCAGGTTAGAGTCTGGCCCGCTCTGTACTCCGGAAGGGCTGCTCAACACGGTCTGCTACGACATCGCGATTGCTCCGCTCATGACGCAAGGCTACTTGTGTCGGGTCGTCTCGAAGTCGAGCAACCTAATCAAGGACTTCAGTAAGCTCCACCACAAGGCGGGTGAGTTCGTGGGGTCTGAAGTCGAAGCGATGTTCTGCGATCAAGACATTGTTGGTTTGGCGTGTCATGAGCTGCTCGACAAAACACAACAGTCTAGATCCTGTCTGGTGTTCTGCTGCTCAGTACGGCACGCTGGGCTGGTCGCGAAAGGGTTACAGGACTCTGGCCAACACTCTGTCGAGGTCGTCGTCGGCACAACTCCGTCAGATGATCGTGCTGACACCCTCCGCAGATTTCGTGCTGGCGAAACAAAATATCTGGTCAACTGCAACGTGCTGACGACCGGTTACGACGCTCCGAATATTGACGCGATCGCAGTTCTTCGGGCGACTGAATCACCGGGGCTCTTCGCACAAATGGTCGGGCGTGGTATGCGTATCGCCGACGGAAAGACCGAGTGCCTTGTGCTGGACTTTGGCGGCAATCTCTTGAGGCACGGAGCGATCGACCATCCGAAATACGGCATGCATAAAAAACAGCCAACGGATGGAACTGGCGGTGTACCGCTCAAGACTTGCCCAAATTGCTTTGCGCTTATCCCGATTGCCGTAATGATGTGCGATTGTGGCCATATATTTGAATCACCACAGTTACCGCGCCATCAGGCTCGCAGCGATAGTACATCGCCAGTACTAATGGCCGATGCGAAAGACCATAGGAAGCGGTGGAACGTGATCGAAGTGACTGCGTCTCATCATCGAGGACGCGAGGGAAAACGTGATACCATGCGGCTGGATTACATGTGCCAGATTGAAGATGGATCATTCCTGCCGCTGCAACGTATCTCAGAGTGGATCTGTATCGAGCATGATGGCTATGCACAGACCAAGGCACGAAAATGGTGGGCGGAGCGATCTGCTGTACCGTTTCCGGAAAGTGTTAGAGATGCACTCAATGTTTGGTGGAGCGGTGGTCTTGCGGCGAGCAGTAAGATAGAAACTGAGCCGGACGGAAAGTTTCTCAAGATCATTAAACAAACAATTACGGAGGAGGATCTAAGCTACGCTGCTGATCGAACCGCGCAGCTCGCTGAATGTCGGCGATTATCAGATGACGCAAGGACTGAAGAACTGATCGACGTTCCATTTTAAACACCTACAAACACAACCAGCCGCCAATCTCAAAGGGACGGATGAGACTGACGGCTGGTCGGAGAGAAACAAACACACCATGCACGATACCACGGACAGAGTCGCAATCATAGAGCAATACATCGCACGGGGCTTTTCAGTCGTGCCGATCCCTGCCGGCAAGAAAGGGCCGGTCGTCAAGAGCTGGCAGAAACTACGGTTGAAGTCTGCTAAAACATTTGCGGCGAATTCAAACTGCGGGATCATTTTAGGCGCGGCATCTGGTGGTCTCGTCTGTGTGGATCTTGATCATTCGTTAGCTGTGGAGCTGGCGACGGCGTTCCTTCCTTCAACAGACATGACCGGCGGTCATGGCGAGCGATCGCATTTCTTCTATCGCGTTTCCGATGGCGAGATGAAAAAAAGAACGTACCATACGACCGACAAGACGCTGTTGATCGAGTTACTCGCGGAAGGGCAGCAGGTCGTCGCTGGGCCGTCTGTTCATCCGGACGGATCGACATACGCCGTTCTCGCAGGCGAGCCGACTACGCTCACGCAGGAGGAGTTGCTTGAAGCCTTAGATCGTTTGCATATTGCTTGTAAGGCTCGGCTAGGCGTCGGCAATCTATTACACGTGACGATCGACACTGCGAAAGCTCCAAGCACGCTAAACGATCTACACGCAACCCTACTGCGGATCGGTGCGACTGTTCTCAGCGATGGCCAGACAGCAAATGGATCCGCTGGCTTCTGTGTTCAATGCCCCGGCGAGCAACTTCACACGCAACGTAACGGGCCAAAAGACTGTCTTGTGTGGATTGGTCCAGCTGGTGGATTTCAAGCGAAGTGCGTGCACTCCTCCTGCGGAGTCGATTCATGGCACGCGTTTAAGCAGTCGCACGGAATGCCAGCTCACATAATTATGCCTATCGTCGTCGAAGACTCGAAAGACTTAATACCTGAGACACGGGAGAAGCCTCCTGAGTTCCCAGCGGACTGCCTTGACCCCGGTGGAACACTCAGTCGGATCATCAATCAGAACCTATCTACGGCGATGTACCCGATGCCAGAGTTGGCGTTGGCCGGTGCGTTGGCTCTGATGTCGCTGATCACAGGACGCAAGGTACAAGACCGGCGGGAGCTGCGGACGAACGGATATTATCTAGGACTGGCATCAGCCGGCAGCGGCAAGAACTTTGCGCGACAATTGAACTCGAAAATCATGACAACGCTCGGAGCAGACGAGTACATCGGGCCAAGCAAGCTCAAGAGCTCGGCTGGTCTCGTCAATGCGTTAGTTGCTCAACCGTCATGCCTGTTCCAGCTTGATGAGATCAGTCGTTTGCTGCACACGATGAAGAATCCGAAAGAGGCACCGCATCTATATGACATCGGATCTGTGATGCTCGAAGCCTACGGAGAAGCGAATACCGTCTGGAAACCGGGTGCCTACGCAGACAGCAAGAAGAATCCGATCATTGATCAACCGCACCTAGTCGTATACGGAACAGCCGTTCCCGAAGAGTTCTGGTCTTCGATCACCGTCAGCAATCTGACGGACGGACTACTGGGGCGGATGATGGTATTTGAGTTCACGGGCAAGACGACGTTGACTGAATCAGAGATTCAGCCTCTGTGTCCGGTGATGCTATTTGAGGTTGAGCAGTGGCTGAACTACGAGCCATCGTCCGGTGGAAACTTAAAGAACTATAGTCCGACACCAACGATCATACAGCACACCGAGGAGGCGTGGAGCCGGTATTGGGATCACACGAAAATGATCGTCAATGGCAAGCCGAACGAATCGGAAGTCGTTAAAGGGATCTGGCGACGGACGGCAGAAAAAACGGGCAAGCTAGCTATCTTGTCGGCCTGCTCTCGGATCTGTCCCCGGGACAATGCGTTCCCAACCATTGAGCTGTCGGACGTTCAATGGGCAATCAAGTTGAGCAACTGGCTAACACGGAGGCTACTTGGCCAAGCCGGAATCTATGTCGCGGAAAATCAGCACCAAGACAATCTGAATCGTATTTTGAGGATCCTTCGCGACTGGACTTCAGCGGCCGAAAT